TTCGTTGTAGGCCATTTAGGTTCTACAACGAAACTTATTGCCACCGTCCCCCACTTCACTTACCCCTCCCCCCCCAGGTCCCATGGTGGTCCAAACTTTGATGCGTGAGTTTTTCATGCATCCCCAACATCCCGTTGGGCTCCGTAGTTCGCGCTCCACACTCGCTCACTCATCGCAGTGGGCTGGAGGGTGGTTGCGCCGCTTGTTCCACGATAGCGCTCAGCGCGCCCCGCGTGCCTTCGTTCTTGATGGCCAAACACGGGATGAGGAACCTCCAGTGTACCAACCCCCTCCAGGAGTTGGCATGGATGAGTTACCGCCGATGGCATTCCAAGCACAGGAAAACCATCCGCTCGCCAACTGGTGGGCTCCACGATTTAAATGGACAACCTTGCATTGGACAGCTCTGCAGGTTGCTGCCATTTTCGTGGCAATCCTACACTTATGCCCGTCAATATTCTCCCCAGTGCTTTTCGCATGGCAGGGTCGAGTCCATGGATGGCGCACGGTTCGCGTGTACTTCGCAACCGTTTTCGTTGTAGGATGGCTTGATTGGGCGATGTCAGCGCCGGATGGTCCCCTTGGCGGGACCTCGCATCCGGTTGTCATTCTCGCCTGTTGGGCCCTTCGAGCGTGTAGCGCCCTGTCGCTTTTGTACTATCAGCAGTACCTAGTGGGCACGGGTATGGCTTTTCGGATTGTTGGAGATCTGCATGCCTCTGCTATACGCAAAATCCTTCTCATGCCCCCGCGTAAGATTTCAAGTGCTCACAGCCATCCGCTTTGTGCAGCAACTCGAAACGCAGCCGACGATAGTATGGATCATTTCATCCGATCAGTTGGCTTCGAACCTTATTCAATACAAATGTCCGCGCGTGATGTTAGTGTTGGATTGCGGGGGGTGCTAGCACCTAAGTGGCCATGCGATCATCACTCACTTCCTAGGAATGATCCCATCGCCCCTAGTCATATCCTGAAATTCACCAACGTGGACTATTATGTCCGTTGGGAGGATTATCTTTGGATGTGCCAGCCTGTCATGATATACACTTTCACTCCCGCTGATCCGTGCGGCAGTTTTGAGGAGGTGCAATGGAGCGTTGACGAGCAGAATTTCTTTACTGTTCGCATCGCTGGTGGCGGTTGTTACCGCCACCAACTCTGGGACTACGGTGTCGACACATTCGATGCGCATTACCCGGGGGTTTCCATCACCTACTCAGTAGAAAGTGTACAGGTGAATCCCCACTGGTCCATTGTTCTCATGACGCCTCGCGCCGTCAGTCCGAATGAGTACCATGGCAAGAGCTATACTACGCTCAACCGCGTCACACCCGTCCGTTATGTAACGACGATGGATGGTGAAACGCGGGCCAGTGCGATTCTAGTGCACCATGGCGCCTCCCCGATCATGTCACTGTCAGCCCCTGGGGCCGTGACTTCAGTTCGCATAGGCCCCAACCTACAAACAATCATATCCTCACGGATGCGTATCGCACCGTTGAAGATCCATGATTTGGTTGTTTTGTGTTCGCCGGATTTCGGAGATGATGTTCGCTTAGCCCAAGCTATCATCTTCGCTAATTATCCTATAACCAGCGTTGGGAATTTCGCTCGGCACACACCATGGTCCCATCTCGACAATCAGTACACTTACCGACGCGTTGCGCGCCCCAGTTTGCTCCCGCAGGAGAAAATTGTGGCCCAACGTTTGTGCCCACCTGTACTGGATGAGGCGTTCGTCCCAGCTAAGACTCTTGCTAATGAGTTATGGACTGTTGCCGAACGTATTGAGGCTGTGCACAACAGCCAAGATCTTCTGGATCCTGAGTACCAACGATACGCTACTGAGTTCGCAGCGTTGGTTATTCCACGGCCACAGATGTTATCTCCACTCGAAATCAGTGACGTTGTTGCGAGCCAATCCAGGCCCAGCCAACGTGCTGCTAATGCCGCCGCGTTGCCCATGCTAGCTGCATGGCTCGCTAAGGCCCGAGCCAAGATACGATCTTTCCAGAAGAATGAAGTCTACCCATCCACAAAGGATCCCCGAAACATCTCCACCCCGCCAGCAGAGCATTGCTTGCTCTATTCCACCTTCACGCAGCCTTTCGCTGCTCGGTTGAAAACGCAGCGATGGTACGCCTTCGGCATGCATCCAGATGATGTGGCCAGGAGAGTGCACGAGATAGCTGCTGCTGCTCTCACCCTCACGGAAACTGACTTCTCGCGCTTTGATGGCACTCACTCCACTGCCTTGTATGAGATGGAGCTTGCTCTACTGCTTCGAGCTTATCCCAGTAGTCATCATGCCACCATTCGGCGCATACATTCTGCCATGACTGAAGCCCCAGCCCGGACCAAT